GTGATCCCCCTCCCACATGGGGTAGCTTTTTTTGTAGTTCTCCGAAACGGTTGGACGGAGATCCTCGAGGTCGATCTGCTGGAGGTCGATCATCGTTGCGGTGTGAGCCTGCGGCTCGTTTGTTGCGGTTGCGGATTACCCTACCCGCGTTCGGGGGCGAGGGCTTGAGCGGCGGTTGCGGACGCGCCGCGCGATTGCGGTGTACAAGAAGTACCGGAGGGCGTCCATCGTGTGGTCGTTCTCCTTGACGGGGCGATCATGCTGCACCCCGTCCTTCTCGTCCCACACGTAGGATTGAAACTCCTGCTGGACAGGCCGGGTGGATTCAATATCGTTGATCCACAGGCGTTCCTCCATGTCCTCCGTGCCGGCCAGCCGCCCGGCCACGAAGTTAACCCCATTAATCACGTCGTTGTCCCCCTCCGTGATGTCGAAGCCCCGCTCCCGCAGCTCCGCGATGAAATCGGCCGCGGACGGGTCCACGACGATCTCCTCCACAGGAATCCCCGACACGAAGTCCTCAAAGTCGTCGGCGTATGCGGGGTTGGTTTTTCGGGCCGAGGCCTCGTCCCCGCCCTCGTGAAAATAGCAGTCAAGGAGGTAGATGCGCCCGGTAGGGTCGTCCCACCCGAAGAGGAGGTACGTGGTGGGGTTGACCGTGCCCTTATCCACCCCGATCCCATAGTGATCGAGCCCTTGTGGGCAGTCTCGGACGTGCTGCTCCATAGAGAACATGTCGTAGACCGCGCCCGCGGCCATGACCCACATCCCGAGCACGAGACGCTGGAAATACAGCCCCTGGTACTCCCGGCGAATCTGCCTCACGAACTCATCGGGGAGGAACGGATTATCCTCCAGCCGGAACCGGAAGTGGAGCCAGTCCAGGGCGTCTGTCTTGATGCGGTTGAGCCAGTCGGAGAGGAGCCAGTGTTGGGGGTGGTCGGGGTTGGTCGTCCCAATGCCCATCGCCCCCTTCGGGGACATGCGGCCGAGAAGCTCCTCGAAGAAATTCTGAGGCCACAGCGTCACCTCGTCCCCGAGCCACCCGGCACACGTCATTCCGCGTAGCTTCTTGAAAGAGCGACGGTTGTACGCCGACAAGAGGTGGATGTGGTGCCCGTCCAGCGAGGCTTCCCGTCCCCCCAGCTTGTAGCTGAACACCTCGTCCCCGAAAAGGTCCTGGGCGGGCGTGAGAACGTTGCGTTCGAGGGAGTCGAGAGACTTTCCGATCATCACGAGGTCCCCCCGGTCCCCGCGCCGGTACACATGCCGGGCAAATGGGAAGAGGCTCCCCATCGTCTTGCCCGAGCGAATCGACCCCACATACATCGCCACGCGAGGGTCGCGCTGCTTGATCATATGGGTCGCCCAGAGCTGCTTCGGGGCGATCCCATACTCGCTGTCTCCGACGTCGAACGTGGGAACGTTCATGCCGTGGCGGGGGCGTCGTCGGGGAGAAGATCGGGAAGGTAGGGGCGGTGACGAACGAGGCCGTGATCTCGGTGGTAGTCGTGCGCCTCCGCAGCACGGAGCGCCCCGATGTACGTGTTGCGCTTGTGGTAGGCGTCGGGGGGGCAGAGCGTAGGGGAGGTGCGGACGAGAACGCCTTTGTGCTCCAGGTAGCCGCCTACTCCCTCAAGATGCCGCTTGTGAGTATGCCCCGTCCGCACTTCTGTGTAGTCGGCCTCCCCCCATCCGTCCTGTTCTGCGGCCAGCGCGTACAGATCCGATGGGGACAGTAGGCGCCCCTCATAGTTCTTCCCATGCGTGAAGCCGAGGAGGACATTTCCGAAGCGGAGAAACTGCCACGGGTCTGCGCTCCGGTGAATCGTGACGCCCTCTGTGCCCCGAAAGCCCATCGACAGACAGCGCCCCATCCAGTCAGCGGGATCGAAGTCGTGGTTGCCGTGGACGACGACGGAGTGAACCCGAAAGCCCCTGGACCGGGCCTCCTTGATACCTCCCTCATACATCCGAGCCATCGCCTCGCTCGTATGGTGGGCCGGAGCCACCTGTTGGTACGGGGTCCCGTTTGCGCTTTCCCCCCGCACCCCATTCATGTGAGCCGCGTCGTTCCCCACGTCGAACACCACGTCCGTTACCCCGGCCTCTTTCGCTCCCTCGAGGAGATAGGCGAATGCTCGTTGCCACTGCTCCGTCCCTTTCTCGATGCTCCACTGCATCTCACCGTGCTTGCTCCAGATGAGGTTGCCCAGGTGGAGGTCAGGGATTGAGATGACCCTGACGATCTCGCTCTCCGGCACGTTGGGAGCGGGCACGTCGGGCGGGTCGTGCCCCTCCATGAGCCCCTCCGCGAACGCGACGGCCATGCGGCGATGCGTAGCGCGCTTCCACGTGACATTAATGCGGAAGCACGGGACCTTCACCCCTTCCTCTTCTCGGACGAGCCGTTCGGTCCCCTCCACCTCCATTGTGGTGACGTTCTTCAGCTTCATCGGCACCTCGTGCTGGCCGCACTCCACCTTCTGCGGATAGAAGCGGCCGGTGTCCACGTCGAAATGCTCTTTGACTTCCTCGGTAGAGTGGAGGGGCTCCCTGACGTTGCGGACCGTCTTGAGGGTGTCCCCTTCCCGCACATGCTCCTCCTCCGGCGGGATGTCGGGATCTGCTCGCTGCCCTTCTTCGAACCCGACCTGCTCCCCACGGGCGTACACTGCGGAGAGCAGGTTGGAAAAGTACGTAGGGTCCTTCTCGTGGACACGGTAGCTGCGGGCCCCCAACGGAGCGTCCAGCCAGTCCACGAGGGTTGACCGGGGCATCTCTATCTGGCGGGCCATCGACTGCCGAGACTCGAAATACTGCTCCGTAAAGCGCAGGGCGCGGTGCAGAGGTTTGTGCATAGCCGGGGAACGTAGGGTCCAAAGTGATACGGGTAGCGAGAGGCCTCGCTAACACCGATCTCGTGGGCCGTCCCCCGGAGAGCAGCCAATCTTTTCGCTCTTAGAGGGTGCAGTTATCCCTCGGTCCCGTCATAGGGGTCGAGGTCGCTTGGGAGATCGGCGTTGCGGAGGGCATGGGTTGCTTTGAATGCCTCGATCTTCGCTTCGGCTTTCGTCGCGTGGAGAGACCCCGAGAGGGCGACCACGTCTCCATCAACCTTCACGCCCCACTGGTAGCGGCTGCCGAACGTCTCGGTGATTTCGAACTCGTAGTTCATAGTCGGTGATGCGATCAGTTGTCGTGAATAGCGAGGGTCGGTGGTTCGTCGCTCCCGTCCTCCGCCAGGGTCCGCCGGCGGGGAAACTCAATTGAAACGCCCATCGGCGCTGTATAATCTTCGACCTTCGGGTTCGCTTCGTCGTTGATGTTGTCAGGGTCGGAAAGCAGTAGGTCGAGGGTGCATATCACCTCAATCCATCCATTTCCCTCGATTAACTCTTTCAGCGCTCCCCGAATGGTGGCGTCGTCGGTCAGGTGCTGGTTAGAACTCATAGTCATCGTTTGCCTACGGGCCGCTTCGTCCAGGCGTCCCACATGAGAGATTTAGCGAGGGTGGTTCGTTGGCTCTTGCGGGCTTTCGTCTTCGTCATGCGCAGGGCATTCGTCTGCCGGTCGATCCCCGAAGGGGTCACGTAAACCAACCCAGCATATTGAGGGAGCATGTCTTCTGTGATAAGCCCCGGAGGGCAGGCGTAGAAGAACCGGCACGGAAATTTCGCTGTGCGCACATTCCCGTCCGCTGTATTTGTGTGGGAGAGCAGGATTCGGTGTCTCTTCTTCTCCAGGTCCCGCCGAAAGTCGCTGCGGCTGATCTTGATCTCGTACTCCACGATGTAGCCCGACCCCGTGAGGCCCACCATGTCGGACTCCCACGCGAACAGGTGGACGTTGGGCGTGATGTGGGAGTACCCCCGGTCGGCGAGTGGGGTGAACATCGCTCTCTGTAATTTCGACTCCGTGGGCTTGCTCATAGGCGCTGCTTACGAGGGAACGCGCATCGTAACGTTTCCGGCCACCTGCCGGCGCTCCTTCTCCGACAGATCGGACACGGGACGGGAGCCAGTGTAGATGTGCCCGTTTCGGCGAATGAGGCCGCGTAGGATCTCCTCCTCCCGCTCGTTGTGGGCATAGGAGAACACCGGTGTCATTCCTCCCCGGTCGAGGAACGTGATAAGTTTGGGGTACTCCATGCGGCTTCGAAGTCAATGGCCGTTGCGGTTCTTCGAAGCCTCGCTGATGTCTTCGGTGTAGTATTCTGTGCGTCTGGGATCGGCTCGGCCTCTGTCTGTAGCTTGTTCAGAAAGTTCTCGGTCACGAGCGACCCGGTCGCGTGGGAAGTCATCCCCGTCGTCTTGCCCGCATCCCCGGTGAGCTTTGATTCGAGAAACTCTGCGAAGGCGCCAGCAAGGGCCCGCTCAATCTCCTCCTTCACTTCTTTCCGGCTCGGGGGCCATCCTGCGATCTCCTCTACCTGTAGTCGAGTCGGTGTTGCTTTCATCAGTGAGCAATTCGCTTTCGTGATGAGTGAAGTACGACACGGCGGCCACGATGCACGTGACCATTGAGGACGCCACCTCGGGGCCGATCTGCACCCCGAGGAGACGGTCGAACACGAAGATGAGGACGACCGTCGCCGCACCGGACACGCTGCTCCACCCCGTTTTGCGGTCGGGATGCCAACGCTTTGTTTCGGGCATATCGGGTTGGGACGTAGATCACAGGCTACCGAATTTCTTCGTCCTCAAACTGTCCCATGTCCGTCTCTTCTGCGGTCTCCTCAATGGTGTTCACGAGGGCGTCCATGCGGCTGCCCTCCTCCGAGGGGCTGTGGTCGTAGAGCCCGAGCAGCTCGCGGCGCTCTTTCTGCACATCGAGGATGTAGCGCCACAGATCAGCGTCGCGCTTCTGCTCGATTTTGGTAGTCTTTACCTCCCGCTCGGTCGGCTCCTGATCCTTCGTTACACGGTCCTTTTTGAGGCTCCCGTCCTTGGTGACGCTGATTTCGCTCTCTCGCGCCAGCTTCTCCTTCATCTTCTTCACCGTTTTCGTCTTCGTTTCCCCACTCCGCTTGAGCTGCTCGAACAGCATCTGCTCGGTATTATTG